GCGTCGAAGTTGCACTCCATCTCCTGTAGCCATGCGTCCTCCGACAACTCCTTTCTCAGCGCGTCAATTTCTTCTTGGTCGAGGATGCCCGAATTAGATGCGGTCAGCAGCAAGGTAAAGCAATTCTCGTCCATCTTGCCCGCTTCAAAGCGTTCGTAAAAGCTATTCTTACCCTTTGGCGTCCCAATAATTATCGCCCACCCTTTGCGGTCAGCCAGCGCAGGACGGATAACATATGGCCATACAGTTGACTTCCAATCGCCATACTCGTCAGCAATAATCCCGTCAAAGTAAAGACCGCGCAACCTGTCAGGATTGTCAGCGCCAAATAACTGAATACGCGCCCCGTTTGGAAAATCGAGTCGTAATTCACTTTCGTTCACCTTTATGTTGGGTATGGGTTTCGTAAACGTTTTACAGTAGTCCCAGATTACTTGTTTTGCCTGTGAGTAGTATGGGCAGATGTAGGCATACCTACCATCTCCACTAGCGTCCATACACGCACATTTTATCAATTCATTAATACACGCTACCGACTTGCCCGCCCTTCTGTGAGCAACCACAACTGCCCATCTTTCTTTTCTTGCGTGGAGTGGCCGAAATACATCTCTTGGCTTATAGGGTATGACAACTTTCATGACTCCCACCCTATGACAAGGCTTGCGGCGGTGCCGTCTGCATTAGTGATACCAAACGCCACTTTGTTTTGCTCCTTAGCGCTTGCCCACCCGTGGACGTTTTGAAGGATGGCTAACGCCGCTTTCGTGTCACCCCCTAGCGCGGCATCTTTTAACACCTGTGCCATTTGCGCCTCTGCGTCGGCAGCACCCTTCATCGTCATCAACTCAACGTTTGGGTCTAGCTGACACAACTGCCGATATTCGCTCGGAAGTAACCCCGCAGCGAGGGCGAGCTTGTCACCCTTTAGCCCAAGCGCTGACGCATCGTAAATGGCGTTTAGACGCGCCTCTGTCACTTTTAACTCTCTTGGTGAATACGGAAATGATTGCATGGTCGCATGAATCCTTAGCTTGTTAAAAAATATTTATAATATATATGGAAATGACTTTTTTGTCTGTGAATGTTTTGCATCACCTTCGGAATTGAACGCCCCCCCCCTATGTGTCAATTATTTGACTATGTGTCATTTATTTGACGGTATATATGAAAAATGCTTCTACTAGACATGGTAGGCCTGCCAGTCGTCTTGACAAGTCCTCCCCGCCTGCGCTTTTTTATTTTATTTTACCCCCCCCCTAACGCTGCAAGCCACGAATTACGCAGGATGCAGGGTTTTCCAGTCTAATCCATGAACAATACGCTAACCTCTAAACCCTTGATTTATAAGGCTTGCAAGGCGTCTGCCCTGCTGTCTGCCCTGCTGTCTGCCCTGCTGTCTGCCCTGCTGTCTGCCCTGCTGTCTGCCCTGCTGTCTGCCTTGATAGTGTAGGCAGCTGTAAGCACATGTAGGCAATGCTTAAAAGGGTGATTGACTACGCCTGCGCCCAGTGCTGGCGTGACTTAGCGCGATTGTGGGCAGTGTAGGCAGTCTATTTTCTGCCGTTCTTTTATAAATATTATTATATACCTTATTATTATTATGGTATATTATATAATTCATATCTTTATATAAATATACTACCAACAACTGACTACACTACCGCCTAGCCTTACAGCGGCGCGGCGTTGCGCGTAGTCAGTCAGCATCACATTAGAATGACAACGCTATACCCACAAATACCAACAAAAAGACGTTTTTTGCTACCTGGTAACAATAATTTAATTTATTGCATCAAAAAGTATTGCAAACATAATTTAAGATGCGTAGAATTAACTCACCGGCAAATTGACCGGCTACCAACAAAAAGAGAGAATCATTATGCAAACATTAGGCTTATACACCCGTTTTTTAAATCAAGGTTTAAATGTTACCGCGTTTGATAGCGATGCAAACACCATCACTTTTGACCGCACAACATCTTCCGAAATTATCGCGTTAAGCAAAGGTTTAAACGCGTTAGATTATAAAAATGAAGTTATCTTGATTGATACACTAAAATTTAAAATTAGATTTATCTAATAACATTATTTAAAGCGCGGTCGTGAGCTGGCCGCGCTATCAACTAACAATAGAGAGATTAAGACAATGGACAATCTACAAACTGATGTTAAATATCATTTAACTTTAAAAAGCGCTAATTCAAAAACGGGCCCGATGGCAGTATCAACAACCGCCAAATCATCTTGCCCAGATAAGTGTCCTCTTAAAAAAGCGGGTTGTTTTGCCGATGGTGGCCCTTTGCAATTACACTGGGAACAAGTCTCCCAAGGTAAACGCGGCGTGTCTTTTGATGATTTTCTATTATTGGTTGAAGCGCTACCGCGCGGCGCTGAGTATAGACACAATCAAGCGGGAGACTTACCACCAAAAGAAGATGAAAAAGATACCATTGACGCGGTAAAGTTAGCCGCGCTCGCAGCTGTAATTCGTCGCCGTCGCATTAAAGGCTTCACATATACTCATTATCCTGTAATTGATAATGAAGTTAATCAAGCTGCTATCAAGGCCGCTAATAAACAAGGATTTACTATCAATCTAAGCGCTAACAATATAAACGAGGTTGATAGCATGATCGCGCTCAGCATTGCGCCGGTCGCAGTGATCATGCCCTTATCGGCGCCTAAAGTGTCTTTTACAGATAAAGGTAATAAAATTGTTATTTGCCCAGCTCAAACAAATAAGAAGACCGCTTGCATAGATTGCATGCTTTGCGCTAAATCAGATAGAAGCTTTGCTATCGGATTTTATCCACATGGCGCAAGCGCTAAAAAAGCTATTGCTTCAACTAATAACCAAGGATAAAAAAATGATGACATACAAAGAATTTTACGACACGTTAAGCGCTGAAGAGTTAGCGGCCTGGGCTTATGAAGGTGTAAGGATACGCGACCTTTATAATGAGTATTTAGAGTTATCAACGCCACCAAACGTGCAAACATATCCATTGTGGGCGCTTGATGCTATGGGGGACAGCTAATGATAATAATTTTTTTAATTCTACTAAAATTTGCCGTTTTGGCAATAATGCTAGAAAACTAAACAAAGAACCCGCGATAACAAGCGGGTTTTTTATTGCATCAAACAATACGCGCGGACGAAAGTCCGCTTTTTATTGCCTACCATTTAACGACCTATGATGACCGCTATAGTGCTAAACAATTTAAAGCAGTACAACCCTACACCTTATCACTCAATCAAGCCATAACAAGCTAATAAAGGCTATTCTATAGCCCTATTCAATAACAGGCGTAGCACGGGTTAACAGGCAATTGAACGCGTAAAATCTTATTTGATGGTTATTTGATAGGCTCAGGATTTCAATTCTGGCTAAGGGTAGGATTTCAAATCTAATGAACGGCCAAATTCTGCCACGAAACGATTTGCAAAATTTTCCCACGAAACCGATTGGCAAAATTTTTTTTGTAATTGATAGCAATCTCAGTATTCGTTGGCGTACTTTCAGCCAATCCCAAGTCTCCTATTTCTGAGCGTCTGGCCATTACAGGTGCGTTTCACGCAAGCTATCAATAAGAACCGCTTAACGCGCCACATGATAACCACAACGCTACCCATGCTTTCAACGGTTCTTATTCATAACTAAAAAAATTCCCCAAATATCCGAGCCGATAATTGAGGAATTCCATGAACTAACAATTAGAGAGAATTGTTAGAGGTATGTTATTTGATTGCTACAACTTTTGCAACAGGTTTTTGCTCTGCTAAGTCCCGAAGGCTAGATTTGCTCATGTGCGTAAGCTCAGGTGCGCAGAAGACGTGCTTCTTGGTCTTAGACGAACGCGACGCACACATTCCCATGTCAGCCCACCCTGCTTCTTCGAGTGCATGGAACAGCGCAGCAGGAGGGAATTGTTTACTGCCAAAAGACATCGCCGCTCGCTCACAAATTGCCTGAAAAGGAGAGGCAATCACGCCGTTAGCAAATTCTCCATTACGGGAAACAATCATACTTAATAAAGATGACTCAACAGCCGACATTCCGTTCTGCACCAGTGACATCTTAAAGTCTGTCATAGGCGCAGGCGCAGCAGGGTTGAACGCCGACACGTCACGGTTAAAGAGCCAATTAGAGATAAGGTCATACCCACCACCATCATTAAACCATTTCCATATCGCTTTAGCGGTCTGCGGAGGTAAGCGCTCTGCCGTACTCCAAGTAGCAAACCACCGACGGTCACCCGATTCGAGTGACAGCGGGACACGGTCATTAGAGAACGCAAGCACAGCAAGACGGTTCACAAGATTGTAGGGGGCAAGCCCTTTACGGTTAACGGACAGCATCTCAGGTGGCGCGGCGATAACTGGCTTGAGCTTATTAGCAAGCATCCGACGCGCGGCGCCATCAGACTCTTTCAATTCGTTAATAACTACGATTTCTGCTTCAAGATGGTACCCCCACGCAGACTGAATCGTATCAGTAGACATGAGTGAATAGTTGTGTAAATACGGGCCGCACACGGCGTATATGAACGGCGCGTACATGGTGTCCTTACCGATACCTTGCCCACCTGCGTGAAGGATAGCGTGGTTAATCTTAACGCGTGGATTCTGCACCTTGAACGCCATGTAGTCCCATATGTGGGCAAGCTCACGCTCGTCTGGAACAAGAGATTTGCAATGGTCGAGCCATAGGGATATATCACCATTCAAATTTCCGCCACGAGATGAATTGGGGCGGGCGTTGCGCCACCGGTTGCCATACAATTCACCGTCACGCGTGGCGATAACAGAATCACCGGCAGCAAAGGTAATTCCTGCCAGCACCTTAGCGCCCATCACCTGACGGTTTTCGTCAAAGCTCATTGCTGCTTCTACTTTGCGGTCAGAGTGAATACTCTTGCACGACACATGACGGTACACGGCGTTGAATGTCTGGCGTGAAAACTCACGGCGGTTCTGCAAATCGAAGTAAGAATCGTCAGACATAACGTACGCAAAGCGCTGATACCACTCTGCCTTCTCAAGCCGCGCGATTTCCTTCTGTTCGACTTCTGCAATAATAGCGGCGGCGTCAGTGCTGAACATATCCGACGGCTCGAGTTTGCCAATGGCATTGTGCATCACCTCCGCAAGGATTTCTTCACGAAGACCATGTGAGTGCTTGGGCCCTCCCATCTCAGCAACCCACGCAAGATACGCGCGGCTATCCCACGACGAGCAGTGCCCATGAAAGCAACAGTATGCGCGGTTAAGAGGGTGGTATCTGCCCATTAGCTGCCCGTCTGTATGCTCTGCGTGGTTAGGGCAGACTACGCCAACCCAGCCCTCAGCATTAGCAGACTCCATCACGTCACCACGAGAAGCTAACCAGTCAAGCACCTCATCGTTTCCAGTGTCAATGATAGCCATTGGACGCACAGACGCGGTGTCAGCATCAGACGGGTGAACGTCAAGCGCGTTGCATATCTGCGCGAGGGTAAACTCACGCTCAGGGTGAAATTCCACAAGGATAGACTGAAACGACGCACGGTCAGGCTTTAAATTGACCGACGCAGGCAGGCGAAAATTACGCACGGGGTTAATCGCGCCGCTATCAGTGTAACCAGCGTCAGCGATTGCTTTAATAGCCGCGCTAAACTCGCCTTTGGTTGGCATATCATCTAAAGCGAACGTGTACCCCCACTGATAATTCTGCGGTGAGGTTTCCATTATCCATGTCGGCTCGATAGGAGGTCGCAAACTCTTGGTGCCAATGTCGTCAAGCACGAGGAAAGCAACGTACTCGCAGTTGCCCGCACTCGCAGACGGTTTACCATCTTTAAAACGTGACGTGATAAACGACGCGGTATTGCCATACCACGCGCCTTTGCCGTCGTATCGAGAAGGAAGATAAGCAGGCCATGCAAACTGACCGTTGTCTTTAGCAATTTGTTTGACCAAAAGGATACTTTCGCCTTCAGGCGCAATACGTTCCAAGTAAGTAATAAAATTCATTTTCCATATCTCTCTAATGTTGATACACCAACCGCTAAGGGTAGCCCTTCTGCCCACGCAGGGGCACTACACATCACGGTTTCCAAGTCTTGCGCGGCGCTTTCCGCGTCTTCTTTTTTCACTTCTAGCACAATCTCGTCGTGAACATGAAGCACGACAGTATGCCCGATTCGCGCTAATGCGTCACGAAGTAAATCATTTGCAATCGCCTGTGTAATATTCTCACAAGCAAGTCCAGCCCATAGCCTAGCTCGCGGCCATTCGACTGCATCAGCAGCGGGTTTCCACGCCGCCTTAGCGTAAGATA